AGTGGACCATACAACTCTACTTGTAGTCTGCCCAACATAGGAGACATCATTCTTAGTTTCTCATCTCTTTCGTCAGATACTTCAAATGCAGTCTGTCTCTCATTCTTCCGTTGACGCAATAGCCAATCTACGTGAAATGCTTTAAGAACTTGATCCTTATAGCTTGCCATGATGTCCATACCAATGTCTAGTCTTGCACCAGAATTAATAGGAGTGATAGGAGCAGATCCTGGTTCCTTCCAAATGATAGCACCTGCACCTGTGGCAATGTCACCAATGACAGAATCATCCTCAATCTCTACAGATGGATTAACTACCTGTTCAGCCTTTTGGATAATAGTACGTGCCATAGAGTTAAGCATCCTAACATCATGCAGAGCAGTCCTACCAGGACTACGCCCATAGATTTCCCCAGCAAGTTTAGTCCACCTTGGCACGTGAAAAGGAAACTCATCAAATCCTCCTTGAGATAGGATACCACCCTCTGCTTCATGTCCATCATCTAACTCCTTACAGAACCAATAACTTACAAACTTCTTGTTTGTCTTATGCTTAAATCCACCCTCGATAATGTTACTGATATTATCGCCAGAAGGAAATACTGCATGAACAATCTTGAGTTTGTCATTGGGTCGCTTCTGTTTTAGCTTCTCAAATCTATTAGAGTCTGGAAACTTCTGAGAGATTTGTCTTACTGTCATCTCCATCTCACGATACAAAGTATCTACGTGACCCATGAAGTTCTCTCTGATATAACAACTAGCGAGTGGGAAGGTTCTAAATACAATGTGGTTCCTGTCAGAATCATACTCTTGATAAACCACAGAAGTTCCTAGTGATCCTAAGTCTAGGTAACACTCATGCATGGACTGATTAAATCCTACATCGGGTTTCCCATACTCCTTAAACATAATGTCCGAGACTTTCTCTAACCACTCTCGAACTTCCTCATCATTCATTAACTCTTGATCATCAACAGCTAACCCAAACCATCTATCTGTAGGACTGGTATTAAAGGAATGTATCCCTGCTGCGAATTGCTCCAATGCCCACAACGCAGTTCCATCATATATCTCTGCGTGCCTACTCTCTCCCCTAGTGAGTTCCCTCAAGAAGTCAGATGTTCCAGGGCGTATAAACCTAACAACATCCTGTAGGTCTTGATTCCATAAATCACGATCCCCTTTAAGATCGCCTGTCTCCCTGTGGAGGAACTCTATTTTTCTCATCCTACTGACCCTAGTAAACTCTTTTTAGTTGTTTTAGTTAATCCAACTGCAGTTAAAGCCTTTGCATCAGTTGTTGATCTTCTTGTCCTTGTCATGCTACCATAATCAGATAATAATGTTTTAGCTTTGCCACTCTTAGATTTAGCTTTCTTTCTAGTCTCATTAGCAGTACTAACACTCGCTACACTAGGAGGTTGTTGAATTTGCGGTTGAGCTTGCGGTTGGCTAGGTGGTGTATATGCAGGTGGAGTGGGTGCTGGCGTAGGCTTTTGTGGCATTGCTGACATTGCAGCCCCTATCGCCATTTGAATTAATGCATCAATATTCATAATATATTACCTATTATCCTGCTGAACCTAATAAACTCTTCTTAGTTGTCTCAGTTAATCCAAGTTTAGATCTAGCTTGGGTTTCTGTACTAGACCTTCTCGCTCTTGTCATACCACCATATCCTGATAGCAATGTCTTAGCTTGCCCACTCTTAGCTTTCGCCTTCTCCCTCGTTTCATTCGTAGCACTAACACTCGCTACTGTAGGTGCAGAAGGAGGACTATAAGTCTGTTGTGGTTGACTGGGTGGAGTGTAGCTAGGTGCGGGTGGTGGTGGTGTGGGTGCTTGTATTGGATTAAATGCTGGAGCATAGGATTGTCTACGACCTAAGTGAGACACCCAGTTATTGTATTGCGTCCGAGTCATCGCACGTCCATCTATAATTGCTACATCTTCCATAATAACTAACTATTATTCGCAAATACTTAATTGTCAATGTAGATATTCATACACTTGCTTTACTTTTGTCTGTCTCTTTCTCTCCGTATTATCATCTCGATACCTAGTTGCACTCTGACAGGCATACCTAAATGCTGCTCCAGCGTCAGTTGCCCAATTACGCTTTTCATTGTCTCTATACGTTCCTGCCATATCATCCCAATCTCTACCATACGAATCAAGACAGTCTAGCCCCTTCTCGCACTTCTTCTGGTCAAAGTAACTGCGATACAAACAAGACCTAGCGTGTTCAATACCATCATCCATACTTACTCTGTTTAATTTCTTAAAAGCAATGCCCAAGTCCTTAGCAATCATTTGCCTAGTCCTTAATCCACCTCTCACACCTCCAGAATTACTTGCCGAGTATTCACGAACCCCAATGTCATGTGGAGCATAGTGCTTACCATATACATAAGGTTTGTCCTTAACTACCTTAATGTAATGCTCCAATCCCTTATCTTTCTCCATGTAGAAATCTATAAACCTTATCTCACTACCATACTGCTGATAAAACCAAATCGCTGTATAATCATTTACCCCAAGATCCCATGCAGTATTCACCTCAAGATTAGTCTCCCAAGGCACATCCCTAATATGCCCATCCTCTTTTATCTTTTTCAATACGTCAGCAAAATAAGCACCCTCAACAGAAGCATCACTATTACAATAATACTCTGATTGAATGCGAGACTCACTCATTCCATTCAGCCTCTTTACTCGCAAGAACTCTTCTACATCAATGCCTGTCTCATCCCTAGTATCCTCAATAGTCAGCTTCTGCGTAAAGTATCCCTTATTTACTCCCTCAGCTTCCCAACTATTATACAATTTAACCGCATGATTTTTTCCTCTAGGTGTGAAGATCATACACACAGAACCTTCCTTCTCAGAAATCATAGGCTCCAAATAATCCCAAGTGGATGAACCCATCAAAGGAAACTCAGATAAACAAGCAAACACAGGACCAGCACCAACAAGACTGTCGGTATCCGCACCAACCAATCTGTATATTGATCCATTCCTAAACTTGATCATCTTCTGTGTCTCATACTTATGCTCAATGATTTCACTAGGAAAGTAATCTAAATACTTCCTACCATCCTTAGTGTCACCCTCCCATATCGCTTTCACAGCTTGCTCTCTCTCAGGGAAAACGTGCCAGTAAACACCAGGTCTCTCCACTATTTTCGCACATATAAGATTAATGCAAAACAAATCCTTACCTGCTCTACGATGCCATTGAAACATACCATACCTACCACCTCTCATAAAGAAGTCCCACGCAGGCATCTGATACTTCCTAGGTCTCCAATTATACGGTATCTCTACTGCCATCCTGCCATCTCCCTCGCATACACCACATTACTCCACTCAATATCAAAGCTGCCTCGTTAATGCTCATACCACTCCCATATCTCTTCCTCTATCACCTGAACACTAACCTTACTATCCCGATTCCAAATACTATACCTACCACCCATATACAAAAAGATCTCCCACTCCTCACCACGATAATAAACTCTCTGTCCAATACTAAACCTCATCCCTCTTCATCCTTAACATATCTCACATCATAGCATCCGCAATCCCATCCTTCATCCATAAAGTCATGATAATATTCCACCCTTCTCTTATGCTTATCGCAGTAGTAATAGCCTGACTCTTGCTTGTTTATGTTCCATAGATGGACAACCTCTTCTTCTGAGTTCCTGTGTTCTATGTGCTTACGGTGAGAGCACGTAGAATACATACTCCAATACCCAGCAGCCCCCAATTTTCTATAAGGATATTCACCACAAACTTCACATGGCTTAGCTTCTAAATCACTCATCACTACCCCTCTTCATCCCCAATACATAACACATATACGCTAAGTCCCTTAACCCTATCCCCTCATGCTCCAAGAATAAAGCAATCACCGCCTCACACTCACTCTTTCCTATGTCGTCTATATTAGGGTCTATGCTCATCCTACCACCTATCCTTCACTTCCATCACCCTCACAAATGCACGATACACATTATCACTACTCTCACTCTCTATACTCTCCACCTCCAATAACGCTGCCTCCTCATTAGAATATATACCAACCAACTCCATTGGATCATAACAATAACTCTGAAATACACACCACACTCTCAT